TCCTTACAATGCCGCCGGTCGATCTTATCCAGCAGCCAACACAGGCCAAAGCAAAAAGCGCAAGTTTCAATCCGCTTGCCGCACCGGCTTGAGATCGTCTCGTCAGGATCGCCACCTGCAATCGTATTTAATAGCTGGTCCACCGCTACGGCCAAATTCAGAAAATATCTACGAATAGACAGTAATTTCAGCACTTTGAAACCCAACTTCGCCAATTAACCCGCTCAACAGGTTAGTTTCGTTACCATCTTCATCCGGCACGGATTCAACTATTTTACTGAGCATAGCAAATACTATGCGTTGGGACGAATAGGGAAACGGCTGGGAGTCAATAAAATCATCTGTGACGATGTACTCGAATTTGAAATTATCGGTTTGTCTTGCGCCTGCAAGCATATCTTCGATACTCTTGAATAGCATTAAATCGCCACGCAACACAATCTTGCCTGGGGTTTCCGTATAGCCTGGCGATCCCATTTTGTAATACGCACAATGATCCGTATGGCCATATACATTTTTAATAGGTGCGTGTAAATACAGATATTCCATTTTTTAGCTCCAGCCTGTAATTATGCCGTTCGTCACTGTTATTTGTGTAACGGTCGTCAAATCAATTGTGCCCGTTGCGCCCTGCTCTCCGTTCGTCCAAAGCGTTCTGTCGTCCCGTATGCCTAGTGTCGGGTCTAGCTTATCGCTATTCTGAAACTTAACTGTGTATGTTGCTGATGTGTTGCCAGCTCCAGTTATTTTTGCGACTGTCGTTGCATCGTATGCTGATCCTATCCATAAGGTATCCCCGTATATTCTCGTCCAAGGGCTCACTGTTCCTAGCATTGCATCATCTACGCATGAAAAACCATTACTGTCGAATCTATAGGTTTTCCCCCTTAATTCAAAAGTCATATTTGAAAATGCACCATTCCTAATTTGATTACCTCCAGAAAATACAATCTCCTCAAACATTTGTATGCCATTTGTTGATGTGGCAGGGGTTAAGTACCCGGCTCCAGTATCTGTCCATCCTGCCCCAAGTTCCGCGCCATCCAGCAAATTAAACGCCTCGCCAGCAGTACTAGCCCCTGCTAGATTACCGGTGTGACCGCCGGTTGTGATCGCGCTGTCAGGATGGCCGCTGGTGGATATATCTGTAAGCTCAGCATGTAGAGTCGTGCCTGGTGGCCCCTGTAGACCTACGCCCTGCACCAATATAGTGTAAAAATTATCCTCTTTAGGCTCTGCTACAATTTGCGGAACGGTCGGCTCTACAATGATACTCATCAGATAATCTCCAGATAGCCGATCCCGCAAGCCATGCGATTGCCGCTAAGATCGGTCGCCCACAGTGACGCTATGCCGCTATCTTTTGCCCATGACTCTATTGTCGAGCGTGGGATTGAAATGGCTATGGTGTCTACCGATATTGTGATTTCGCCAGTTACTGTTGATATCGTTACAGGGTTGGCATTATCAGGATTCAACGTCAGCTCAAAAACCCATCCGGTCATGTCCGTATAGCTAATTTCGCCCGCGTGTGTTTCCCGCGTACCGAACCGCGCCGACCACAACAGGTCTTCGCCATGGCGCGCTACAAATCGCAATCGCGGCGGTATGGGGTTGCTAATCCGTAATTCGGTTGCCATTATTTTGCCCGAATCCGGCCCCAGATAGTCGTGGCAGTGCCGACTACAACCGCAATGGAGGAAAGCAGCAGTTCCACCTCGCCCGCTTGCAGCTCAAGGCCCCACATGGCCCCGAGTGCAGCGACGCCGGTGGCGATAGCTGACCAAATAGTTAAAGATTGCGATGCTGGTTTGTTCATTTTCCAAAAAACCTCTTTGCTTTATCGACTATTCCGTCAATGATAAAATCAATGGCCGCTTTGTATTTGTTAATCGCTTCAATTCCCATCCAGCCAACCACCCCAGTAATTGGCGCTACAAGTGGATCAGGAATCCCCAAAAATTGGCATAGATGAAAAGCGAGAAGCGCGGCAAAAAGGCCGGTTAATATGCTACTGATCAAGATTATATTGCAGTGCTTATATCTCACATGCGCAAGATCGTGAAAATATCGCGCTATTGCTCCGAATGCAGAAATAGCGCCAATAATTAGTTCATTTTTGCAGTGTTCGATACACTTCTGGATCAGAGATATAATAGTGTCCATGCGCCTTTTCTACCCACACCGTCTGACCCTCTAAATCAATAAAATCTATTGGCTCGTGCTTAAATTCAATTTTCTCAATATGAGGATTTTTCATATCTTGCTGCCTTGCAAGATACTCGGCCCGGTTTTCTGTAATCAGAAAATCATTTTTCTGCATTACAACAAGAGCCAACACCATCGACATTAAAATGGATATACGCACAGCGCCGCCTCGATTAGATGAATAGTCCATTCAAATACGCTTGCAATAAGCTCTTTTTCTTTCATTTCAGTCACCAGAATGCCCGCCGAAGCGGGCTGGATGGTGTTAATCGAGGTAGTTGATCTTGACCGTGCCGGAAATAGCACCGGACCAACTCACTTGTTTATCGAGGCCTGGGCCTGCCAGATCGGCTTCACCGGACGGAGTAAGCGGTACGTCAGTCACTTCTACCGTGACCTGCTTTTGATTGGCGAGGTTGATGCCGTCCATCAACACCGCGACGCGGTATTCCACGCTTGTGGTCTCGGTCGAAATTTCATAGCCGCTTTTAGCCGCATAGTCGGCAGTGAAATGCAGCGTTTCGGCATCAGTGATCGACCCGGTGGAAAGCGCCTTGATTAGACCGGCCTTTGCATCCACTTCGTAGTCGGTGCCAGCTACATAGGTGGTTACATCGGTTTCGTCTTGCACGACAATCGTTGCCGAATCAAGATCACGCTGGCCGACCGAAACCCACAAGTCATGCTGCGCAACTACGCTTGCGGCTGTGAGGCTGCCTGCCACAGCGGAGACCTCTGCAACTGTGCCCATTAGGTAGGCGGCAATGACCTCGGCTTTTGCAAGATCGTCAGTGCTTACCGTCAGTACGTCATAGCCGCCTACGGACACACTGCCTTCTACCGAGTTGTAGTTATCGCGCTTGCGTGAGAGCTTCTGATACTGCTCTCCGCCCTCTTTGCTAAAACTTAGCTGCACGGCGTTAATCACATCGCCGTACCCCTGCTGCACGCCACCCACGATTTTTGCAAACCGCAGATCGCCCGCAACCATTAACCCTTCATAGCCTGTAGCCATTATTCAATTCCTCTTAATCTTTTCGCTACTGAAAAATCCAGCGAAACAGTGCGCTGGAATAGTATTGGATAGGCCGAATAGCCGAAATCCGTGTGCATTGGCTCATCTCGCGACGCGAATAGCAGCGGATCGCGGCCATCGCCAAGCGTGGAGCCATGCAGGTTGGTGATTACAAATTCAACCAGCTCGCCCGCGCGGTCGCTGGTCGTCTGTTGTGAAAAATTGCTCTTGATCGTCGCCACGCACACCAGCACCATCCACTGCTGATTTTCCCGAATCTCACGCACATTCCGCGTCGGGGTAATCGCATCAGGCGCTGCGGTCTTGTCGAACGTAAATACGCCGGGGCAATGCTGCAAAACGTCGCGGTCGGTATTCAGCAGCTCTCCAGGGGCGATAGTCTTAAAAAGGCCGTCCGTGTCCAGTCTGCGCAATTCGTCAAGAATGCCTGATTCGGTGCGCAACATAGTCATAACCGCTGCAACTCCATAACGCTCATGCCGGTGCCATCATCGCGCGGGTGCGAGATGATGCGATACCGCTGCCCTGCTATCGTCACCTCGTGCCCTCGATCCAGCGAGTCAGCTTCAACATCCGCCGTAGCCATCTCAAGCGTTGGCACGGATGGGCGGATAGGCACACCGCCGCGGCTTTCATTGGCCCCACCGATGCGCGAATCCTCGTGCCCTTCGCTGTAAATCCCCCGCACCTCTTTGTCGTAGTCAAGCAGGTGCAGGATGACGGCTTGGCCAGCCTCGGCAAGCATTACTGCGTTTGCATCTCTAAAGGCGTCGCTAAATGCGGTCATTTTTCGATGCTCTTGCGCCGTCTTTGCTGCCGTCCTTGCTCACGCGGCCTTTCGACAGCCAAGCCGGATGAAACGAGCTTCCTGCCAACATCGTCAGGTACCATCGCATCACCAACCAGGTAATGCTCCGCCCCGTCCCATCTGGCCACAACCTGCCCTTTTGCCACTAGCTTAATTTTCACGATCAGTCAGATTTCACAGTAAAAAAGCCGGTCGCATTAGGGCGATATGGCACCACAAGCGGGGCAGTTTGCATCATCAGATACCGCACTGCCGGATCTTCTTCAAGCCATGATTTCGAGAAATACTCCATGGCGCGGTATCCGCTCTTTTCGTCCTGAATCATACCATACGCACGCACGCCTTCAACGGTCATTGGATCAGCCATGATCACGCCGTAGTCTGGCATCACCTGCTGGGTATTGCCTGCTGCATCGGTGTACTTTTCTTGGTAGACCCAAATCTCGAAGTCGCCAATATAGCCTACCAGCCGCGCCTTGGCGTTGCCCTGGCCTCTGGCAATCGGGCCGATCTCGGCATTGGACATGGAGCCGCGTCGAGTGTCAAGAAGGTCGGTCACGTCGCTCTGCTTGCGGGCCAGTTGCCATGCCTTCGGCTCCATGACCACCTTGACAGCATTGGCCCCCGATTCATCTTGGATCAGCCCGTGCCAGGTCTCCAGGTCGTCCACAGCAGAAATGCCATTATCATCCCAGCCTGCATCTGCCGCCTTGGTAACGGTAAGCCCGGCGGCGCGCCCATAATCAACCACTTGGGTTGGGTACTGGTCCCCGGTCACAGTCACAGTGCCAGTAGTCAGTGCCTGGGCTGCCATGATTTCCTGAGTACGGGTGAGGCGGCGCAGCTGGTCCTCCATGTTCTTCATCAGCACCGCGCGCATACGGGCCTCGCCAGAGAGGTTCCCAGCAATTGGCTCCCCGATGGTGCGCTTCAACGGGCGATTCGGCTCAAAGCGGCGCTTGTCCTTGATGTAGGCGGGGCGAAAGCTCTTGGTGCTGAAGCCGTCCTCGACCTGCACCTTGCCAGCTACCAGCGGCGATACAAACGGCGCAATGCGCGGCTTGCTATCGTCAATATCGAAGTGAATTTCTTCGCTTTCCTCGGTCTGCACTTCGGGAAAGAAGGTGTCCAGCAGTAAGCGCGGATTCGCGGAATTCGCCGGACAGGTAGACCAAAATCTCCTTGTCGGCGGCGCTCGCGTCCACGGTCTCGGCGGCGATGTTGTGCGGGGTCTCGCTGCCGTCACTAGATGCGGACAGCGACGCTGCCAGCTTGCCGCTGGCGGTAATGACCCCCAGAACCTCACCACGGGCCACGCTCTGGCCACTCACCAGCGTCATCTTTTTGGAAACCACCGGAAAATCACCGATGAACAGATCATCAGGGCTATAGACGCCCTCAGAGGTAAAACCTTCGGCCATGTCTAGCCCTCCCTATGCGGTTTTGAATTGTAAAATAGATGCGGCTGCGGATTCAACACCATCAGGATCACCTGCATCCGGCTGGCCACTAGACACACCAGGTGTACCAATAGCCGCCATAGCAGCATCCAGCGGACTTTCTGCCGATGGCTTGATCTCTTTTGCCTCAACAGCAGGCGCAGCGGAAAGCGCGGCTTTTGCGGCCTCTGCGTCCATATCTGTGTTGAATGCAAAGTGAATGGCCAATCCTTCGCGGCCTGCTGCGTCTTCGCAGTCAATGATTGCGGCAATGCGTGCGCGCTCTTCTGCGCGGGCATCGGCAATTAGTTCGGCGGTACTGGGTTCGCCGCCGTTTGGTTCCGGGGCGGCCCCGGTTGCTTTTGGATCGGGCATTGTAGCCTCCAGTTGGGTTTTTTGGCGCGAACCAGCGCCGGGTTGAAAAATCATGTTGGTCTTACCGCTCACGATGCGGTCAGCTAGGCCAATATCAACGGCCTGCTGGCCTAGATAGGTCGCGGCCTGTGTATCAATAACTGCCTGCCGATCCATGCCACGATTGCGGGCCACGGTATCAACAAACATCTGGTAAAGCGTGTCTACATCGGATGAAAACCGGCTTTTAGCGTCATCACTAAGCGGTTTCCACGGGGTGCCGTCAATTTTGCGCGCCCCTGCATAGATATGTGTGATTTTTACACCGGCCTTTTCTGCCGCCTTGCTCATATCCATGTGGGCCATGACTACGCCAATGCTCCCCACCATGGCGGTGCTGGTGATGGCCACTTCATCGGCGGCGCTGGCGATGGCATATCCTGCGCTTGCCGCCATGCCGTCCACCATTGCAATAATTGGCTTTGTGCCGCGCGCGTTGTAGATCATATCGGATAGATCAAACGCGCCTTGCGCCTCGCCGCCTGGGGAGTCCACATTTAGCACAATGCGCTCAATTTCACCGCTGTCAATAGCGGCATTCAGTTTTTTTGCCAACCCATCATACGATGTTAGCCCCGACGCAGCGTCCAGCCATGACCCCTTGTTGACCATAGACCCGGCTACATCAATATACGCCACGCCATCAGATACAGCGTAACCGACATTTCGGTCCCATTCCGAATTACGCGGCGCGATAAACATCTCTGGAGCCGGAGGCACCTCTACGCCCAAGTGCTGGCCAAGATCGCCATGCAGGATTGCTTTCAGTTTCAGCGGATGGATAAGCAGTGGCGTATCGAAAATCTTTTGTGCGATTTGTGGATTCATGCTTCTCTCTGGCTATTCGCCTTCATCAGGCTCGTTTTCCATTGGTTTTTGTTCGGATATGTCAGGATCGCTGAGGCCGTGTTCTTTCAGTAGCTTTTTCTCATAGCCTCTCTGAATAATCACCTCTTCGTAATCAAGCCCCTGCTCTGCGCACCATTGCTCCAACGTCAGGCGATTATTGCCAATTGCCTCAGTGGCCGCTTTTTCCTCTTTCAGCGGATCAATTTGACCCTTGCTTGGGCCTATCCATTGAGACGATGCCCACGCAGTCTTACCGACGCGGAAATCAGGCGCATTGCTGGGCACTTCCCAATCGGACTTATGAAAATCTTCTTCAAGCCATAGCGCGTATTCTTGCCTTGCATATTCGGATGCAATCATTTCACGACGGGATGAGAAATGCTTCCACGCTTGAATCATACCAGATCGCGCGCCGGAGTAGTTCGTTTTGCTATTGTCACGACTCAGCATATCAACAGGCAAATTCCACCCAGCCGCCAAGTGACGCAAAAAAGCATCTTCAAACGGGGCAAAGTCGGACTGATCGTTTGGCCTGTTCAAATTTAACTTTTCGCCGGGGAATAAATGCGGTATCTTTACGCCATCAAAGCGTATATTTCCGCCTGTGTGAAAGTCCATGCGCTTGTTAATATAATCCT